CTTTCAGGTAAAGCAATATGACTTAAGCCACCAGCACGGGCATCATCTGCAACAACTGCACGACCATAACCGTTCTCACGCATATATTTAAACACAGGGTCATTTGGATTGCTCCAACCTTTTGATGTAACCCATGCTTTAAAGTTAGATTTTTTACCACCAAAGGCTGCATCACGCAGTTCTAATGGAATGTCAGACCATTGCTGTAAGTAAATAGGTTTGCCATATACACGAACAGGCTCAACTTTACCTGTACCAGCACCCACACGGAACACTGAGCGTTGGAATTTTTCAGGTGTAAATTGTAATTCGCCTTCTTCGGCAAGTTTAACATTGTCCATAGTAAGGGATTCAACCTTACGCCAACCCTTAGGTGTACGTAACTCTACTGTTTTACCAGAGTTTACAGCGTTAATCATATCTGTTAAAAGATTGGTTGTGGCTTTTTCAATAGTTGCTGCACGCTTAGGTGTAGGTAACTTTGGTTTTTCTAAAATAGCCTCAGCCTTAATTTCAACAGGACCTTGCGCTACGCCATCTGCATCAAATTCTGGCATTTTTTTGTAGATAATTCTAAGTTTTGTTCCTGGTGGAAGTAAAACTTCTGCTTCCCTTGTTGCATAATCATTTCCTGTAAATTTGGCATCATAAACATTATAGTCAGCAAAACCTTCACGTTGTGATGCGCCAGGCATTTGTCTGGCAAATTCATCATAGGTTGATTCAATATCTAAACCAGGTTGACCCTTAGATAATTTAATTTCAAGTTGATATGTAGAAAGTATTTCTGAACCATCGTAAGTGTTTTTAGTTGTAGCAACAAAACCTTTTTCTTCAACAATGCCACCAACTGGAGTTCTTCCAAAATCTGGGTTATCAGTAATTCTGCGAACTATCATTGGCATTTTAATTTCAGAACGTTGAATAGTTCTTTTTAAACCATCAATAAATTTTTTGTTTTTGCGTGCCCAAGTTTGTTTTGGGTCAGTTGCATCCTCAAATAATTGTCCCCGTAATACTTTTTGGGCGCTAGTATTAGTTCCACGAACCCAAGGAATTACATATTCTTTAAAATCCTCAAAAGGCATTTGCTCAATAACTGCTGGTGAACCCATTTCAGCAGCAGGAGTAAGTTCTGGTTTTTGACCCAAACGACCAGAGCGACCTGATGGTGTTTCTATGTATTGCTCTGCAGCGTGGATAGTTCCTGTGCCTGTATAACGGCGAGCAATGCTTGGAGAAGCAGAGGTTGCTAGTGCACGGGTTTTATCTAAGGCTAAAGGACCAGAAGAACCATGGTAAAGGGTGACTGATTCTAAATCTGCAAGCACACCTTTAAGGGTATTTAATTCATCTTCAACATTAAGTGGACCAGTATCTCCAGTTAACCGTAATTTAAATCTATCTTGTTCTATTTCACCAATGCGTTGGCTAACAGCCTTAGCAAGTTGTTGTCTGCCCATATCAACTGAGCGAAGCATGTCAGTGGCTGAAGCAACTTCATGTTGTAAGACATTAATATCATCTGTCTTACCAGACATAATATTTACTTGGTCAACTAAACGTGTAAATCCAACCTTACGATTGTTAAAGAAACGCTCAACTGCACCCTTACCACCTGAGGCAACCATTGCTGGTAAGGCAAAACCCTTAGCCATCATAGATAATTGGGCTTCTGCAAGGTTACGAGTAGTGTAACCAAAACGCATAAGCACAGAAGTTTTAAAAATACTGTTAATTGTATCTAGTGAGGCCGATGTTTTGGCTGAACGGATAGCAAGATTGTCTACATCTAACCCTTGTAATAGGGTAGGTAGCACTCTCTCATGGGCTTTTACGCCTTGAGCAAGTCTACCAATGTCCATAATTACAACAGTGTTAGCACCTTGGCGTTGTAACAATGGTGATGTCATGTTAACAAACTGACCATTGTCAAAATAACCAAGAAAACCTTGATTGTTGTGTCTTTCAATTAATGAAGCACGGCGTGCATCGTAAATTCTGTAAATTTTATCAAGTGTTTCGGTGTCGTAGTTTGGAAATAAAGTATTAATTGCTAAACGCTCTGCTTTTTTAATTACATTTAAACGTTCTGCTGTATCTATTGCTGACAAATATTCATCAGCCAAGCCCTTTGATGTTTCGCGGAACTTACCACCTGATAAATCATTTGTTTGACGAAGAAATGTATTAAATTCTGTGTATGAATTTGCATCATTAACATTAAATACACCGCTTGGTAGTTCTTCTTTGAAGAAATGACCAATCTTTATGAGTGGATGTAATGATGTCTTAAGAAATGTTACGGCTTGTGGCTCACCAAATACGCGAGCAGCGGCTTTTGTGGCTTTATTAACAGTACCAAATCGTGATTCTTGTAAAAACTTCTTTTCAAACCCATAAGTAAATGGGCGACCAGTGGCAACCTCATTAAATTTCTCAAGGAAGGCTGGGTCTGATTTTTTTAAATCTTGTATAATAGAACCAACAGCGCCATTGTAATCAGTAGATGTAAGAACATCTCCTTCTAATTTACCATCAAGTAATTGACGATTAGGATGTGAAACATCTAATGTGCTATCTAACATCACTGCAAATTCTGAATCTTTTTCTGCAAGTTGAGCCATAGCCTTTGGCTCTTTGTTCATAAGAGCACGAAACAAAGAAACTACATCTTGTTTGTTATCAACTTTACCAAACATATAAGCCAAGGCATCTGGATTTGTAACTTTCTTTTTCTTCCAGTATTCATATTGACCCTTAGCATCTGTTTGTGCTAAGAACTCAACATCTTTAGTAGCCTGACTTTCACCTTTTAAGGTACGCTCTAAAATATTATCCATTTTTTCGTTAGTCATGGCATATCTACCAAATACTGCACGGGATAATTTGCCATTAATATTTTCGTATTGCAAACCTTTAGATATAATTACTGCGCCTTTGCCCAAGAAACCAGTAAAAGTCAATGGGTCAATAATTGTTGATGCAACTAAATCTTCTGCACCACTAAGAAACTTTCCTGTGTATTGGTCAGAGAAAGCAGTCTTACGGTCTTCGGGATTAAACAAATCAAAACCAGCAGATAAAAATTTAAGGTGGTTATCAAGTGAATCTGCAAACCAACCACTACGTTCTGCAACATTTTTGCCTGGAGATAAAATTGAAAGGGTTGCTTGGCCTAAAGAAATTTGGTCTTTGTTAGTAGCAACACGTTGACGGTAATCATCAAATGATTCATTTGAATTTTTAAACTTGTTATACATTAACGGTGTATCAAGTAAAGATTCTTCCATCTTTTGACGAACTATGCCGCCTGTTTCATAAGATTTTTGACCTACCGCAAGTAAACCTTTTACTGCACCACGAACTGGAGTAGTTCCAATTTTGGCAACATCTTTAACAAGGTTAACTCCATCTATATACCATGGGTCATCGTTAGACAAGACATTTGACATGTCATGCATAAGTCCTGAAATACCAGTAAAGTCAACAACATTTTTTGCTACTTTACCAACCGTGTCTGTCCATGTCATTATTGGGAATCTAACCAGCGGGTGAAGTTACGAAAAGAATTTGTAGCGTTTGGAGTTTCCGCATATTGTTTGTAAATAGGAAGAACTGCTTTTAATTTCATCATGTCTTGATTGTTTTGCATATCTAACATTCCTGTAGATGCAAGGGCTTCTGGTCCTTGACCAGGCCCAAGTGCTGCTCCATTTGCTGGGTGCACATCTGGCTCTGATGTAAAAGAATCTAATGGGGTTATATTGTCACCCATGCTCATTGTAGGAGAATTTTGACCAATACCTTTGGGAAGTTTAATTCCAGATTTGTTCATCATGGCAGATGTTTGAAGTTCCATATTGCCACCATCGCCAAAATCGCCACCCGCCATATATGTTGCGGGTTGACCTGTTGTTCCAGCGCCACCTGTGGCTGATACTTTAAAATTATTTTCTGCTTTGTCTGCCATTTTATTCCTTCGCTATAAGAGCGTTAATTAAAATTAAGAGTTCTTACTTAAGACATTGGGCGAGAACACTCTTTAAACTGCCCCTGTTTCTATAGAACTACTTGCTTCCGCGAGTGCCGCCAGGTTGTTTTGTAAACATGGTTACAGATGCTTTTAGTTTTGTAGCGGTAGGAACGCTAGATTTTGTTGGCTGTTGTACATAAGCCTTACCTGCGGAACCTTGATTTGCTGGTTTCTTATTGTTCATTGGTGTTACTCCTTCCTTAGACTGGGATTCGTCTTGCTACTGTTGCTTGTAAATTTGCTTCGCCTCGTTGACCTAATGATGCAAGTAATGATTGAACATCTGGTCTACCACCTGGAGCAATTTGTCCTGGTGCTACACCTTGCATACGACCAGTTTCACTCATGCCCATTGGAAGTTGCCCCTCACTTGGCATAGCCGCACCTGGCTGCCCTTCGGGACTTACTGCTGCAGGGGCACCGCCAAGTGGGGGATTCTCTTGTTTAAACGCATTTTGGATAGCAATTTCAATTGCTGTTCCTTTTTGGCGTTCAGTAATTACGGCAGAAAGTTTGCGGAGTATGTCGGATGGGTCTTGACCTTGTGATGCTAAGGCGGGAATTGCTTGAGCGTAAGAAGCAATTGCTTGTTTCATTGCATCACGTAATTCTTCGGTTTCAACTTTTTGTTCTTCTTGAGTAGCATTAAAGGAAAAGGGCATTTGTCTACGGAGGAAATCGCGGGAAATTAATTTATCTCCGCGAGCCTGTAGTCCAAAGACCAATGCCCTATTTGGGTCCAAACCAGCCATGAGTCCGTATTGAACATCTACGGTGTAGTCGCCATCAATATCGCGACTTGGCTTATATTTTATATTGTAAGGAGTTCCATTGTAAACTCCAGCCAATTCTTTTTCTTGACCACCAAATACTTTTTCATCAACCTTTAAAGCAAGGGCTAATAATTCTGTAAAGGCGCGAGCAAACATTGCATGAGCAGTTTTAATTTGTGTATCAAATCCACCCATAAGTGCTTTAACGCCTTGACCTGTAATGATTGAAGCATCAACATTACCTGTACGGGCATCTGGAAAACGAGAACCTAAGCGCAGTTCGCTTTCAAGAACTTGTTGCTGTGCGAACACATTATTAGGAAGTTCAAGCGGTACTCTACGAATTTCGTTAGGTTTAGAGGAACGCATAATTGCATCTGGTCCAAGGGCTAACTCCTGTACGTCTTGTGGCATAGCGATAGGCGCTTGCACGGCTTTGGTAGCGGCTTCAAGTGATAATAAAGCGTAACGGGCTTTAGCAACTTGAATTGCTAATACATCATCAAACTGTCCACGAGTCTCTCCATCTAATGATGGTCGTTGAACAATACGAATCATTACTTCACCTAGTAGGTTAGTGGCACGGTCTAATACTAAATTGTTTCTGTTTGGTAGGAATAAAACATCTTGGTCTTTATCATGGAAACGTACAACTTCACACATTGTAGATTGATTGTTCTTGTCATAAATAAGATGTGCTATCTCTGGGTATTGAGCCATTAATTCTTCGGTTGGTTTATTCATCCGTTGGAAGAACATAGTTACCCGACCATAGCGGTCAATAACTGGATAACAACCTAGTGAATCAAAAAATCTAATTCTTGGCATATTTTCATTTGTATCAATTTCAACCTGTGCTGGAACGAAACCATAGGTAACATATCTATCAGCAGCGTTAAACATTTGAGTTTGTAAATCAGAGAAGTTAACAATACCGTTAACAATCTCTCCACGGCGGTCAGCCTTTTTTCTAGCAGCCTCTGATGCCATTGAGGTTGATGTACAACCAAATGATGGCAATGGGGCAATAACTTCCGCTAAATCCCTAGCGGCAATATCAACCATGTTTGCAACAATAGGGTTTTCAAAGGGACCATCTGGGAAAAGTTCTGGGTAGACATCACGCATTTTTCCTTGACGAACTTGTAACACTTCGCCCATCCGCTGGTCGCGGCTACTATACATTGTACGGTAGCGGTCATAAGTGCTTTTAATTTCTTCAATGGAAAGAGTCATATCCACCTCCACTTCTAATTGAGGCAAGTTCTGTAAGGTTTACATTAACTTGTTTTGATTTGTCGTAACGTGTGTGAAAAATATTTGTGCTTCTGTGGGAACGAGCAAAGTAATTTGCGTTTGATATTCTGTCACGAATTGCAAGTTCGGCAAACCAAAAAGACATAACGCAGTCTGTCTTTTGACTTCTGGGTGCTTCGGGATACCAAGTAACCAATTGTTCTATTAGGGCTTTTAATCCCTCAGACATATGTGTAGAAGGAAATTCAATTAAATTTTTATCTTCTTCATAACCATAAAACAATGTGGTGAGAGATGCAACTCCAAAGTCAGTGTCCCATTTATTGTTTCCTGTATGGTGTTCTTTAAGTGTTGCACCTCTCGTTGATAGGTATTCCCGTACCTCGCGGTCCTGAGTTAACATTGCTTGAAATGCATTTTTTTCAACACGCCACTCAGAAATTGAATATTTATCTGTCCAGTCTTTTATTAATTCTCTTATTGCATCAGGCTTCATGCCTTGTTGGTTAGACACATCTATCAGATACCTTTTTTGGGTAGCAATGTCCACGCCAATACAAGTGGCAGCGGTATACCCAGCCATGGCGGGGTCAAGCCCTGCAACAACAATAAGCCCATCCATACCGTTATGGCGTACACCGTTCTTGTTCCTAGGTATGATGCCAATGTTACGAGCACCATTAATAACACCTTTGATTGCTTCCGCTGGGAAAGCACTGTCTTCGTGAACGTGTTGTTGTTGGTAGACCATTGCCCAAAGATTGGGGGAGATGCGGCTACGTTTTTTAGCAAGCGCCTCACCTGACCATTTATCATACAAACCATTTGAATCTTGTATACCCTTGCCAGACACTGGGGGCATATTTGTTTTAGCCCAAAGGGTAATCCAATCATTTGGGTCATCTGCAAATTCTAATACTGCAGGTTGTGCAAAGTATGTCCATGGGGATTTCTCATCTGGGTAACGCATGGGGTCGCGTAACTCTGAGTATAAATCTTTTGGGCGAAGGCGTGTGCCTACAACAAGAAGTTTGCCTCCGTCATTATCAATACGGGACATAACCTCAGATTGAATCCAGTCAATTTGTTTTTCATACTCATGGGAGTTGGTATGGTCCACACAGTCATCCATGATGATTAAGTCAGCACGTGAACCGTAGATGTGACCCCTAATACCAATAGCCTGTACGGTAGGGTCCTTCTCACCAGAGTCACGAGATTCTGATGATAGGTAAATTAAGTCCTGCTTCCACGAATCAGAGTTCTTTTCAAATCCGCCTGGAGGTCCAAAGGCGAGGTGTAAGTCCTGATAACGAGGATGTGTAAGTCTGTTCTTAATGGAGAGCAGGAACTTTTGCGCCATAGCCTGTGTCTTAGACACAATCATTATTCTGATGTTTGGGTTTTGGCAAATCCGATATACGGCATAGTTAACAGTAATGGTTGTTGACTTAGCGTGTTCAGGTGGGGTATTCACGATAATTAAATCGGTGGCACCTGGTTCATAAATAATTGATGGGTGAATATCGGAGGGGGTGTGACCCTCCAACAAATCTATCCAATGTCTCTGATGGGTAAATACATCTGTACCTAGGTACTTAGATGAGAACTCTGAGAAGGGTGGTACTACTACGGTACCAGTTTGGAGTTCACCCCTTGCTGTCATAGAACGTATCTTGTCTATTCCAGTGGCAAAGGCGGGGTCAGTCTTTCGGTAGTATTCATAAGTTTTGACACTACGCCCCACAGAGTCCATGGCTCGTTGAACCGAGTAGCCCTGCATTAAAAAATCTATAACTTGCTTCTTGATGGCATCGGACTTATGAGATGCCGCTGTAGTTCTTTTTCTTTCCATAGGCACAGTGGCAACGCGGAAAATATGGAGCGTTGCGCTTACTCTCTTTCCTAACCGTAGGCTGAAGCCCCAAGGCGGAAGCCGAAGGTTAGGGCTTAATATAGGGGGCAGCCTATGGCTGCCAGTGTGCTTGCCGTAGGGCACCCATTGTTTTGCCCTACAGTATAGTATTAGGTGTCCAGAAGGTTGTTATTGGACATTTATTTTGGATATATTTTTATTTATTTTTATGCCATCGCTAAAAGCAGTATAAATGGCTAACATAACGGGGACTATCAAAGTTATGTAGGTTGATACACACTCACTCACTCACACCCATATTAACAACCCTAGGGTCACTTACTTTGTGCAGGCACTCCTTTACTTACAACATCAAGCAAGCAGGGGGCAAGCAGGCAAGCAAGGCAAGGGGCAGGCAGAAATAGATTGCAAGCAGGCGCTGACTTACCCCGCGCCCTTAATCGCATCGGGGGGGGGGAGCAATCAAAAGAAACCAGCGCAAGCGGAGGCAGGGCAGGCATCTCATTATGTGAGACAAAATCTGTTCACCTAATGTTCACTTTCATGAGCGTGTTAGATAGTTGACACCTGCCAATTGATGCATTAATCTCAGGTTATTAAGTCATAACAATGTGACTTAATAAGACAGGAGAAACACAATGTTTACATCACTACACCGCCCAACAGCAACAACAGTTAGAGAATTAGATAATTCTGTTATCGTCTTAACAGTTACCGATGATAAAGGAAACGACATTAATGTCTTTTTTGATAACTATGATTTATTCTTTAACTTTTCAAAAACTATTTCAAAAGGTGGAATTTATGGAATTAATTATGATTTAAAGACAGGGCAAAAAGTAAAGAATTAGACCGAAACCCCGAAAGGGGTCTAGCCGTAATTCGGCTACTGATGAGGTCATCAGCAAACGACAGGAGAAAAGAAATGAAAACAACAACCGCTAAGAAACTTAGCCAAATTGTGAAAGTAGAAAATCTTTCTACCTTAACAATTGCATTAGAAAATGCTCATGCAATCATCAAGGAGGAAACCAATTCTCCTAAAGTGACAATCCTAGTAACTAGAAATTTAAAAGGCCGTAAAGGTCATTTTACACATTTCACACCATGGAAAACAACAAGCGGAGAAAATTTTAACGAAATCGCTTTCAATTTGGAGCATTTCACAACCGCTAAAGAGTTGCTTTCTACCTTGTTACATGAGGTTGCTCACTCTCTTAATTTCAGCAATGGAATTAAGGACACCTCAGCCAATCAATACCACAATGCCAAATTCAAATCACAAGCGGAGGCTTTAGGTCTTAAGACAATAGAGGTAAAAGGTAAAGGCCACGCTTCCACAGAGTTAACCGATTTCGGGGCTAACCGATGGAGCAAGGCTTTAGCAATCTTAGAGCAGGCTTTAGAGTTAACCGCCACAGGACAAGGCACAGAAAAGCCTAAAGGCAGAAACACCAACTTACTTAAGGCAGAATGTGGTTGTGGTTTCATAATCCGAGCAAGTGCCACAGTTATAAAATCAGGTGTGGTGTGTGGCATCTGTGAAGAAGATTTCACAGAGGTTTAATTCTTAAGACAGAAAGCCCCGCCCCTTAATTGGAGGCACAGGTTCACGACCTAGCGGGGCACAATGTGACCGACATCACAGGGCTAGGTAGTTGACAACTGCCAGCCATGAGAATAAAATCGGACACAGAAGAAACAGAATTAGAAAGTTTCTAGTTCTGAATTAAGACAGGAGATACAAATGCTTAACTACGACAGCAACACAGCACGCGAACAGTTCGTGAATGATTACACCATGGTGATGGATAATAATTTCATGGCGTATCGCTTAGCCATGCAAATGGTAGAAGAAAAGGAGAAAAGCATCTCACAAATCTCCGATACTTTACGGGAGCAATATGAGAATGCAATCTCAAGAGTTATAGAGAGAGAGCGCAAGATTAACGAAAGCACAGCCGACTTATTGGCTGAGTTGTTGCTAGGTTGGGGTTCAGCCCCGTTTGACGACATAGCCAAACACTACATCGGACTTAAGACAGAAGCGGAGGCCAACAAATGAAAGACGACATCACAATCGCAAGCGTTAAGGCTCTAACTATTGCAGGTTTATTAGAGCAGTTTGCTAATTCAAATTGTGAGGCAGAATTGCCCTCACAAAAACGGCAAGCGTGGAACATAGCGCAAGACTTAAAACTTAAGACAGAACAGGAGGTGAACGCATGATTGACTGGCAGAATTTATTTAGCATCAATTTAGATGACTATGGGCTATCTATTGAAGGCTACTTGGGAGATTTATATTTTCCTTGGCGCACTCTAATCCTTGCAGGTTTATTACTTGCAGGATTTAAAATTAAATCATGGCTTAAGACACGAAAAGGAATGTGACGTAACTCACAGCCCTAAACCATTGACAGGTGGCAGGTCTTCGCGAGACCATTAGGGCACTAGCAAGGTAGGAGATACTTACCTTGTGAATTAAGACAGGAGAAACAAGATGACTAAATGGACTAATGCAAAGGGTGACACCATCACCACAAGCGGGACTATTTATACGATTACAAAGAATGGATACGCCTCTCATTG